CCTGCTGAGAGAATGCTGCAGTCTTCTGGTTAATTTCAAATTGTTTTTGACCGATGCTGTTGTCTGCATAGAAATCAATAAGACCCTGGGCATCATTGATGTAGCCAAGTGCTTTAAGTGTTGCAACTTTATTAGGGTCAGCAGCAAGTGCTGCGACGCCGTACTCTGCAAATCGTGCATCAAGGTCTGTAATCTTAACACCATTGGAGATGAACTTCTGGATGCTATCTTCGCTTGCATATAGCGGACTGCGACCAGTTTTTGCAACTAAGTCTTTTACTCCAAGTTTGAAAGCCATTAGTTCTTTTGGAGTTGGGAGTTCTTGACCATTCTTAGGAGCAAACTCTCTAAGGTAGGTGTACTCCTTGTAGAAAGGAGACTCAACGGTAAGACCATTTTTTGTAGTAAAACTCTTGTTGTTATAAAAAAGATTTGTCGCTTCTGTCTCTGTCATGCCATCAGCCATAACATAGTCAATAAAGGCAACAGATGCCTGCTGCATGGACTCAGGAATTCCAAGTTGGCGTAACGTTGCTAAGATTAAGTCTTTCTTGCTTGTAGGTGTAGCATTAACAACAGTGCTATTAATAACTGACCTCTGGTCAACAGTAGGTGCTGTTACATATAACCCTCTGCCATCTCCAGTAGGAGTGGTAGTTCCGCCAATTTGCTTTGCTAAAGAAAGGGCATCTGAGCGTGTTTGAGCAAGAAGGTCTTGCGCTGCAGTTTGAGTTGCTTTTGTTTCAGCAAGGTTCTGTGCAACGTCTTTTGACTGGAATGCTAGGTTTGTTTGCTCTGCAATAATCTTTTGATTGTTAAGTGCAATCATTGCCTGTGCTTGCTTGAGAGGATTACCTTGAGCAGCAGCAACCTTTGCACGGGCTGCTTCTACAGCAGCATTCGCTTTATCAACGGATGCTTTAGTTAGTGGAGCACCGCCACCTTCGGCTAGTATAGCCATTATCTGAGACCATCCCTTAATGCGTTAGCAATCGATGTACCTTTTGCTCGTCCAGCGTCACTTGTATTAAACTCTGGAAGAGATTCGAAAAATGATTTCATCTCATTAGCGTTCATGACTCTTACTGTTTTTCCATCGTTATAGTTTAGAATCTGGCTAAAGATGGGATTTGATTTATCAAAACTTGTACCAAGGTAGTTGTTTGCAGATTGAACAATTGGGTTAAGAGTTGTAATTAGGTCTGTTCCAGCATCGAAACTATCCTTGAGTCCTGGGTAAAGTTTTGCAGCAATACCACGAACTGCAGTAATCTTTGCAGTCATCTTCTGCTCTTGGATTGCAGAATCGCCACTTCTTACAATATCTGTAGCGAAGGCAGCAAGTTCATTAGTTGGAGGCTCAGGAAGCATGTTGTCTTTGTAGACACGCTGCAAGTTCTTAATAGTGTCTTTTACTAAGCCAGACTCTTCTTTGCCTGTAATCTTGTAGTTATCTGCCAGGAACTTTCCTAGGAAGGTATCGTACTCAGCCTGAGTAAATCCTTCACCGCTAACAATTTCTTTTGAGGTAGCAGTACTAGAAGTTCCATCAGCATTAGAGTTAGCATTTCTAGTTCTTGTTGTCTTTGCAAGTTGGCGCTCAGCCTCTGCGTTGTACTTATTTTCAAACTTTGAAATCTGTTCATTGGTTGGATAGAAACCAAAGGTCTTAAAGTAAGCATCGTTGAGACGCTGAGTTGCATCGGTCTTGTCAATGCGCTTAAGTGCTGTAGATATTTCTTTGCTAAATGTTGGTCCGCCGCCAACCTTGGCGTAAGGACTCTGTAACTTATTATCAAGGGTTGTATTCCAGTCCATGCCGTTGATATAGCCCTCTTTGAAGATAGAGGCAATAGCGGTTACATCTGCCATGTCTAATTGACCTAGCGGACTTGTACCCTTAGAGAGACCAGCAGTTCTAACCTTTGCTTGCAATACATCAAAGTCTGTCATGTCTGGACGGATTGTTTTAGCATTGCGTAAAGTATCAAAGAAAGTGGATGCACTAATAACAAAAGCCTGTGGGTCTTGAGACCATGCTTTAAAGTAAACACCATCATCTGCGCGGATTGCTTTTTTTAGAGCATCACTATTGCCAGTTGAAGGTCCTGATTGGAAAGGTCCAGTTACCATTATTTAGCCTGCGCTTTCAAAAGAGGTGCGAATACTGAATAGTACATATGAGAGAACTCAGGGTTTTCTAACATTAACTTGGTTCCCAATGTTGTCAACTCATTTCTGTATTGTGTATTCAGCCAGAATCCGCTAGAAAAGTCTGGTGTTACTGTGACTCTATCTCGCTGTAGTACTTGTTGTCTTCTTTGGTACTCTGCGTAGAACTGTGCTGTCTCTGCGTAGATAGGAGACTGCTTAAATGCTGGCTCATTGAGAGCCAAACCGACAACTTCTGCACGAGCCTGAGCACGACCAGGACTTACGGCTTCAATTGGTTCTCCGCCGTATTTCTTATTAAGGTCAATAACCTGCTGTGTGTACCAGATATCTGAATGTCCTTCAAGGATTTGCTGTTCAGTAATCTGAGACTTCTCTAGGTTATAAATCAAGTTTTCTGCAGCATTGGAAAGTTCTGCTGTTGATAGTTTTTCACGACGACCAGATGCTACTTGCCAGTTGTAGTAAGCCATTGCTGCTTCTCCACCAGGGAAGAAGTATGGAACAATATCTGCTTCTTTACTTGCATAGTTTCCAACTACTGTTGCGTTCTTGTTTAAGAATGACCAAGCATCTTGAGTTCCTGTAACAGACTTAGTAGAACCACTGAGGATTACGCTAAGGTTGCCAAGACCGTACTTCTCTGAGAAGTCAGCAACAGATGCTTCATAGTCTCCAGCGTTCTCTTCGCTTATGTCTTTCCATGCCTTGTAGAGCATGCTCTGAGCCATAAACTGATACTTGCCTTCGCTTGTCTTTATCTTAGATAAGACTTCTTGAGTAGGTGTAGCAGGAAGAATGCTCTGGAAGATTGCTGTGAATCCAGAAACCCAACGAGACATAGATTCTGCTTTTTCAAATAATGCGTTGCGCTGTGTGTCATCGGCAAATGGATTATCACCATAATCCTGAGTTGATGCAAGGTATCCTGCCCAACTCTTTACGCCCTTTTCAACAGCAAGTTGGTCGTTCATGCCAAGCATAATTGTTTTGTTCAACCATGCTGGTACGACAATATCGTAGACACCCTTTTCGCCAAATGGAAAAATCCATTGACGCATGAAATCGTAGGCAGGACCGAATGACTTAGACTTGCCAGATGCTTTAAATGCAGCCTGCATAACAGGACCAACACCAGGCATCATAGGGTTTACTGCGCCCATAGCAAGGTTAAGAGATTCAACGGGTGCTGTCAGTTGGACAGCCTGTGCTGCATCTAGGTTCTTACCTGCAAATGCACCGAAGAGGCTACCTAATAGTGGATAGCGGAATCGATTGACACCGAACTCATCCTTGTAGATAAATCCTTGAGACTCTTCGTACTGAGTACTTGTAACATCGTAGAGCGCAGCAGAACCTGGCTTAGTAAGAGCATCGAATGCTTTACCAAACTTGTATACCTGAATAGGGTTCTTTGCTGTCAACTCTCCCCAGGTCTTGAGTGTATTCAAGTGAGCCTGTAAGAAGGGGAAGATTAGTCGCATCTTGTTTGTAGAATCAAGAGTTCTACTAGCATCATAAAAGAGAGCCTTAACTGCTTTACCCGCAGTGTCAGATGCTGCAACGTGTGCATCACCGTATGACATAGAAGACTTGAAGTCTGGAGTCTTTTTACGACTTCTGATTTCAGATTCAATAATTCTAATTGTTTGATTCTGCTTACCAACTGGGATGAACTTTCCACCCTTAGATAGTCGGATAGGAGCAAGAGTCTTCGATGCAGACTTCTGAAGTTTCAGTAGGTCATCTAGGCTCAATGCAGGAGCATATCGTCCAATATGGTCCCAGTATGACATTCTGTATTCAGGACCAAAGTTAGCAAGGTTTTCTGCTCTTGCTGCCATTCTAAAGAATGCGTCAATTCCGTTTTTAAGAACGTTGCTGTTTTCCTGTAGCCATGCCTTTGTATCAGAATAGATAGCGCTGGCGTTAGGCATATCTTCTGCTGGGAATAGACGTGAAAGTTCTTCTTTAAATGTAGCGATTCTCTTTCCGCCTTCTTCAAAGTCCATAGAGTTCTTGTACTTTGGCATACGTAATACGTAACCAGTACCATTATCTAGTGGAACTTCTACAACTCCATCAGCAAGCAACTTGCGGATATAGATACCCTTTGGTCCAGTACCCATCAGACCATTAAGTGCTGTTGCATAACTTGCTGTTGAGTTTTCATCAAACAGCCAGTTTCTGACACCAGTAATATTAATGTTATCTTTTACAAAACCCTTAGTTCCATCGAGAAGGAATATCTCATCAAAGTCAGATACCTTACGGTTTCCTCTTGATACACGAGATGCTTCATAAATCTCTTTAAGTACATCAATTCTGTCAACATCATTGATTCGGATAGGCTTGTTAGATATTAAATCATTGACTACGGCAGCCTGCTTTTCAGGAGTATCTGCTTTTGCAACCAACTGCATCATATCATCGATGTTAAAACGAGATAGTGTTGTGGCAAATGCTTCGTTAAACTTAGGGTGGACTGATTCAATAACTTGATAAATCTTTCCTAGAACGCGAACCTTAGCATCAGCAGAGCGTGGGTCAGCGTGTGATATCTGTCGTCCCATAAACTCAAGGTATTCATCCATCGCTTCTGTTGCTTTAGTAGCACCTTCTGCGTCTTTGAATGCATTCTCCATGATGTCGTTCTTGTACTTCTCAAAGTGAGAGAGCAACTTCTGCATAGAGTTTCCATTTGGGTTTCCTGCCATCATAGCAAGGTATCCAAAAGGATGGTTCAGTAGAGTGTCATGACCTGAAAGATACTGGCGAACCTGCATCTCTCCGATATTACGAATAACATAAGATATACGGAATGCTAACTGCGCTGTACGCCAGTGTTCTCCAACTTGTACTTGGAAAGCATCTAGATTTGCGCGAGTACTAAGTAGTGGACCACGGCGCTTAAAGTCTTTTACTGCTTTAACAAGAGCCTTATTGTCTGGCAAGCGGACAACATCATCAAGGAATTGATGTGCGTAAACTGCTCCAGTTGTAGGAACTTCCTTGCCATCAAGTAGTGCAATGAATGGAAGTTTATTATTTGCGCGTAGAGAGTTGGCGTAGTTTGTAATTAACGCTCTATCATCTCCAGCAATCTTGAGTTCTTTCTGTAGAATATCAAGAAGTTCGCTGCTTCCAGGAGCATACTTGTCGACAATTGCTTTGTGAGTCTGTTGGAATGCATCGTCAATAATCTTAGCACGAAGTGCATTGATGCTTCTACCTGTTGTAGCAGACGCAGCAATCAACTTATCAATTGTACTGTCAATAAGGTCAACTGGAACTTCTGCTGATTGCATCCATTCGCGTAATCCTGTGCCTAGTTTATCAAGGTCATCAAGAGGAAGAATGGTAGAGCGGATGTAGACTCTAGACATAGCATTGTCTAACTTCTGGATTGCTTGAATCGCCTTGCCATTAGGAGCCATTACAGACTTAATAACAGGAACTGATGTTGCAGCAACCTGTCCCTTTAGGGTCATGCTACGAGCCAATTGTGGGTCTGCTACTGGGTCTGATAGGTGTGTACGCAATACTGCAAGTACTTCGTCGCCTGTCTTTGCAGCAGCGAGTTGTCCAGCAACTTCTAGGTCCATCTTGTTGTTAAATAGACGTGAAATCTTAGATGCGCTAGTCTCTTTTGCTACGATATTAGCAACTACTGCAAAGCGCTTTCCAAGAAGAAACTTATTAACCTTAGTTAAATCATCGGCAAGTGGTCCACCGATACCATTTACAAGACCTGCTTCTGCACGAAGAAATTCTTTTTCTGCAGCCTTTTGACCCATTCTAAGTTCAAGGTCCATAAGTTTCTGCAAAGGCGCATACTCTGGATTGTTTATAATATTAGCAATCAAATCTGGGTCTTTAGCAGCATAATCCTTGAGTGCCTTAATTTCTTTAAGGTTCTTATCCAAAGAATTCTTTGCTGCTAGTGCAGCATCACGTGCTGCCTCTGCGTTAATTACAGCATCCTGTGCTGATACAAGTGATTTAGGTACGTCAACTACGCTTGTGATATTCTTGCTATCTGAAAGAGCGTTGCTGATTTTGATTCCCTTAGCAGCAAGAACGCCCTTGGATACTATTGCAGTACCGCCGATGCCACCATGAATCGAACGGATGTTCGAAAATGCGTCTACTTTGTAAAGGTCTTCAATAACGTTAGTGAGGATTGATACAGCCTCTGTGTTCTTAGTTGCTGCTACCTTGCCAATTAATTGACCAAGGTTTTGAATTCCTTCGCCAAACGCAAGGTCATCAAAGAAGCCAGAACCCTGAATTGTCTTAAGGGCATTGATAGTCTTCTTAGGGAATGCGCCAGTTTGAATAATAGTTTCAATTTCATCAGCAACACGAGCACGTAAAGTAAGTTCTAGAGTGGCTTCTTTTTTGTTAAGTTTGCTGTAATCCTTAGCCAAATCAAGGATATTGATATCTCCCTCTTTAACGAGAGATACTAGGAACTCATCTGCTCCGTGTGCAGCAGGTACAATCTTGCCAAACTGTGGTAGTTCCTCAACCATAAATGCGCCAGGGAATGCTTTGCCAATGTTATCTGTATCTGCAGATAGTTGTGAAAGAGTATCAATGAATGTATCTTGATTCTTTCCAACAATAATGTCTTCAACGTACTTGACTACGTTTGTATCATTTAGTGCTTCAACACCCTTGACCAGTTTATCGTCAACAGCGCCAATAATTGCATCTGCTTTAGCAGTTGAATGCAAGACTTCTGCATCTGTAAGGTATCTGTTTGCTTGCAGGTATTCTTCTTCTGCTCGCTTAAATGTGTTATTTACAGCGCGAGTAATCTCGCCTTTTTCGTTCTTATAGGTATCAAGCAACTTCTTTTCGTCAGCAGAAAGTGCGATATCTTTAGCATTAGCAGCAGCCTGTTCGCTCTGTGCAATAGCACGTGATTCAGCAAGTCGTCGTCCCTGCTTTGCTGCTCCGACTACACCAAACTCTGCAATCTTTGCTACTTTTTCTTCGCTGACTCCTGCTTTAAGCAGTGCCTTACCAGCAACTCCTGTTTTAATAAGAGCGCCAGGTCCAAGATAAGTTGTTGGGTCTAGTGCAACGTTAAATACTGCGTCAATTGTTCCAGATGCAAGTTTGAATGCAGTGCTGTTAGGGTCTACGCCAACAGTTGCTAGCGCACCACGTCCAATTGTGAAAGATTGATTGTTAACGCGTCCAAATTGCTGCATAGCCTTAGCCTGCTGCTTACCAACGCGTGATTCTGGGCTGATAAAGAAACCTGAGCCAGTGCTTACGCCGCCACCATCAAATACATCTCTAACTAATGCACCAAATTGACTTGTTTGACCAGCAATAGCGTTGATTGGGTTCATGTCTTTGACAATTTGACCAGCAGATATGTTCTCGCCCTGTGTTACTGCGTACAAATCACGTGCTACTGTTGTTAAATAATCGTAAGGAGAGCGGAACGCTGCAAATCCTACTCGTGTTGTACCCTTGAATCCGCCATAGACAGCATCTCTAGCCTTTTCAAATAGGTTCTTGTCCTTTTGAAAGGCAGATGGAAGGGACTTTGTATAAGTTGCTTGTCTCATTACCTGAGTAATGCCGTCAACTGTAGCAACTTTGTCAATTCCAGGAGTGGCTGCGTTTGCTCCAGCCTTAACAAGACCAACAATTACATCTTTGCTAAGATGTGGGTACTTCTTTACAATAGAATCAAAGTTAGAATGCTGAGTTCCGTCAAATCCAATTAACTCGTATTCCATCATACGCGCAAGAGCGTCGCCAGATGTATTAGCAAGTAGAGTCGCGCTCTTCTTAGACTGGCGAGAAGTTGGTTCGTAAATGCCTAGATTCATTGACACTAGTGCATGCCCTCTTGGTCGTATGATTCAAGGATGCGTCGCAAAGCAGGTGATGGAGATGCTGCGTACATAGCAGAGAACAAGACAAGTCCTGGGTCTGGGCTGCTCAAGTTAGGTGTTACCAAATCTCGTGGAGTGCGTCCAGCAGTATCCATGCCTGCGCCATCTGTAAATGGAACATTAGGATTTCCTGGAGCAAATACGTTAGTAACCTGCTTGCTCATCTGAGGAAATTGATTCTGACTTACAGCACTACCAGTTGGTTCAGTTGCAATAGCAGACTGAAGAGATTCGTTCTCTAAACGAGCACCTCTAGGACCGCCTGAAGCAGAGCCAATCTTTGCATCGCGCTGAATTCTCTTTACTTGAGCACTAGGGTTTTTATCGGTACGGCTAGAATTAGCACCAACTCCCGAAACTACTTCTTTAACCATTTTAGTCCTCGTCTTCGTCCATGTATTTGGAAATATCAGCGTCTGTTGGGATTTTCCATTCAACCCAATCAGGATAAGATTCTTTATCTGTGATGAGCGCTAGCGCTACATCGTGTTTAAATCCTGCTCTTAGCAGTGAAGTATAGAACTCGTTAAGCCAGATGCAGTACATTTCCAAACGATTGTATTCGTTGGTATCTACTGTAACTACTCGCTTCTTTCGAGTTGCCATTTCTTCTCCTTGTTACATTCCTGCTAGAATAGAACCTAAGTCTTGTGGTGCTGGAGCCTGTCCTGGTTGTTGAGGGGCCCCGCCAGAAGGTTGTCCAGGAGCCGCTGGGGACGGGGGCGCTTGCTCAACTGGGCCTTGTGTGCCTGGCGGAGCCATCTCTGGCTGTGCTGGTTGTTCAGGTGTTTCCACCTTAAACACTGCCAACGCAGCAGCCTCGATACTATCCCCTTTACGACGACGTTCAATAACGTCGGCAATATTCTGGATTAGTTTAGATGGGTCTTGACCTTGTGCGGCCATAGCAGGAATTGCTTGCGCACTTGCAGTGATTGCTGCAGTTAAGTTCTCGCGCATCTTCTCGATTTCAATACGCTGTTCTTCCATAGTAACGTTAACGCTCCATGGTAATTCACGACGAATGAAATCTTTTGATACTAGGTCTGCACCTAGCGCTTGGAGAGAGAAAATCAGGGCGCGAGAAGGGTCTAATCCAGCCATCAAGCCATATCGGACTTCTACCGAAGTATCGCCCTTAATGTCCTTGCCTGGCATGTACTTTAACTCGTACGGCGTACCTTGTGCTACACCTCTGACACTCTTATCCTTATTGAAAAGGAGTTCATCCATTTCAAAACACAACTTGATAACATCTTCAAGTACCTCAGCAATAACTGTTTGACCAGCCTTAATCTGAGAATCGAAGGCACCAAGAAGTGCCTGGACACCTTGACCAGTGATTACACTAGCGTCAATGTTTCCAGTTCTACCCTCAGGATATCGAGCACCGAGTCGTAATTCAGATTGGAGTGCTGATTGCTCCTGAAAAGTAGCAGCGGGAATGTCCAAACGGACACGCCCAACACCATTAGGTTGATTTGTACGAATGATTGCGTCAGGACCCATAGGCAGGTCGATAACGTCATCAGGTACAACAAGAGGCGCCTGGATGGACTTTTCAGCCGCTTCCATAGCGAGGTTAGCAAAACGTGCACGTGCAAGTTGTACGAATAGAACATCGTCAAATTGTCCACGTGGCTGACCATCCAAAGAAGGACGCTCTGCAATAACTACAGACATACGCTTCATTGGGTTTGCCGCTTGGCTTAAAATTAAATCCTTGCGTGAAGGAACATACAGGATGATGTTGTTCTTATCCATGTAGCGGATAACTTCAATCTCCTGGTTAAGATTCTGGTCCATACCGAACTGACCAAGGATTGCTCCAGCATATTCAGGGAACTCATTAACAAGTTCGCCCATGCTCTTTGAGTAGCGCTTAGCGTAAGCAACCACGCGACCAAAACGGTCACGCTCATAGTAAGCACCAACTGGGTCTTCAACACGGATACGTGGAAGGTCGTTCTCCCAATCAGGCTCTACGTGGATAGGCAAGAAGCCATAAGTAAAGTACTGGTCTGAACCTGGGTACATCTGAGTCTGCAGGCGTGATGTATATACATAGTTGTTTGCAATCATGCTGCGCTTATCCGCAAATGTGCGGGCACGGTCAGATGTAACGTTAGTTGTGGAGCAGTTGATTGAAGGTAGCGGTGCTAGAACTTCAGCCAAGTCGCGGGCTGCAACATCCACAAAGTTAGCAACCATGGCATGAGGCATGTCTGTAGGGAACATGTCAGGGAATACCTGAGCCATTTGTCCCTTACGTACTGCAAGGATGCTAGCCATTTTGCCGTCGCGCTCAACAGCGCGATGCTTCATGGCGTCTACACGCCGTGCAATAGTCTTGATGTCTGCCATTGTTATCCTATTCGTAATCGCCAAATTCGTAATCGTTTACATTTACCATGTAACGCGTAGCCTCTTGGCGAGGTGTAGCCCATTTATTTGGAATGTGACTTTGAGTAATTCTTGTAGTACCGATGACTTCACGTGCACGTAGTTCACAGAACCAGAGTGCCATGATGCAGTCTGTCTTGCCTTTAGTCTCAGGCTTCCAGGTAATCAATTGCTGGATGAGAGCCTTTACGCCTTCTGAACCATCCTGTGAAGGAAGTTCCATCAGGTTATCATGATTGAATGTGTTACCACGCATAGTCCCAAAGAGACCTGACATAGCAGCCACACCGAATGATGTGTCCCATTTATTCTTACCAGTGAACTGGCTCGAGAATTTTACACCCATAGAGGCTAGGTAAGTACGGAGTGTCTCATCCAAGGCGTAAGCCTTCTGGTGCGCGTTGATTTCAATACGCAGTTCATGAGGTCTGTACTTCTCACACCACGACTCAATCAGAGTTTGAATCTTCTGAGGAGTAGGGTCTTGCATGTTCTCTACATCTAAAATATATCTCTTGCGGGTCTGACGGTCAACAGTCATGATTACCGCCGCAGTGTTGCCGCTCATCGCTGGGTCAAGACCCATGATGGTGTACCACTGACCCTGCTCAGCAGGATGTCCTGGTGTGCCTGGCTTTAGTTTGCCACGCTTGCGCATCCTGTTGACTGAACCTTGCACACACGCAGGTGGAAAGATGGAGTCTTCTTGGACGTCTTGCTGCTGATAAACCAATGCCCACGCACTCGGGGAAACTTCAGAGCGCCGCCTAAACAGAGCGGGCCCATCCCATTTAGGATAAAGACCGTTCTCATCTGGAAGGATGTTCTCATCCGAACCTTCCCAGGGTAAATTAGACTTGGGCCACAGCGTAACCCACTTCTCAGGGTCATCATCATACTCCAATACAGCAGGCATGGACATGTATGTAAAAGGAGTCTTACCACCAGTCCAGTGGTCAGGGTTCCTAATCTCACGGTATAGGTCGTTGGAGGCAATACGCGTTCCAACAATCAGCAACTTACCTGAATCGCCGAGACGAGTAACTACGTCTCTCTGGAGCCAGAGGAGTTGCTTCTCCCACTCATGCGCGTTTGAAGTCGTAACAACGTCATCCAGGATGATGAGGTTCGAACGGGCGCCAGTAATCTGACCACCAACACCCAGCGCTTGCACTGTCGGGTCCTTCTCGGTAGAATCACGAGAAAGGTAAATCCTATCAGCCTTCCAAGTATCCGCATCCTCTTTCCATCCCCCAGCCGAGCCATAGACGGCTTGCATCTTAGCCCAGCGTTCATGGGAGAGGCGCTGCTTGATGGAGTAGAGATACTCCTTAGCACGCTCCTGAGTCTTGGAGACGATGGTAATCTTAATGTTCGGGTCCATGGCAATACGGTAGACACAGTAGTTGACTGTGATGACCGTTGACTTGGCATGCTCAGGCGGGACGTTGACTAGCAAACGCTTCGGGCTGGCAGGTTCATAGACCATTGAAGGGTGAATGTAACTTGGCTCACGTGCCTCCAGGATGTCAATCCAGGAACGGTGGTGAGGGAAGATGGGCGAGTCAAGGAACTCTTTCGAGAACTGCTCAAAGCCAATCTTGTATTTAGCGTCCCCAGTCACAATGCTGAGGGTCTTCTCGCCTTCAGTGCGAGCCTTCTCAAGTTCCTTCATAAAGGCGGCGTCTTGGCGCCAAACCTTCATGACATCAGGCTTGCGGTCAGCCCTGGCAATAGCATCATCCAGGCTAAGTCCCTGCTTGATGAACTCAATTACCTTGGCTTTTGCCTCTCTCAAGGCTATCACATTGTGATGTTCTTTACCTTTGCCCGCTGCCATAACTCCCCTTATAAAAACCCTATATCAATCAGGTTAAAAATCCCCTTTATCGCTCGATGCGCTCTAGCGCATCTCGCTAACCCCTAGGGTTCGTGGATGGCATTAAGCCATCCTTCACTATCGTTCAGGCTGTCCCAGCCACCCACTCACAGCAAGATAGACTCACTATGTGCTTTTCGTTCGTCTATATAGTATAACCCGTTCAAAAGCAAAAAGCGAACGGTGTGATATAAAGAATGTGACTGAAGTCACCTATATATGGTATAAATACGGACATATCGATACTGAGCATCCCGTAATACTGGAAAAATATTTTGATGCGATAGTATATATACTCGGCTTCGCCGATATGTAGTACTGGGGTCGACGGAGGAGACCACGAAGCCTTTGGCTGGACAAGAGTGCGAAGCACCTTTATCTTTTCCCGAGCGACGAAGGAGCGAGGCGCCGAGTTTAATCGAACATCTGTTCGGTTCGAGTTAAATAACCTTCGCTCGAATTACTAGGGGCGAACTGTTGCGCGACTGTCTGCCGACTCCTTTGGGGGGCAAGGGGAAGCGGTGAAAGTGGAGCAGAATAAGACCACGCAATTCCCCGAGGGTAGCGAGACGGAGTCCGCCGCTTCTAAGCGAAGCGGAGCGGAGTGTGAAGCTGTGGCGACTCGAGCGCTTTGCCCTCTGGAATTCGTGATCTGATTCTGTGGGAACTGGGTCGGGGCGCTTCGGTCTTGGGTGGTGGGTTTGTGTCGGCTCGGCTGTCCGTCGTCGTCGTCGTTGTCGTTGCGTGGTGATTTGACACTGCTCCCCCGAAGCCTCATAATTGAGGCACTGGGGCAATAAGGCACTCGGTACCCGTTCGGATTCCGAACACCTAACGAAAGGCAATAAAGAAATGACGAAAGAACTCAAGGTACAAGATTTCAGCAACAAGGCACTCTCTAGCGAACTTGGTGCAACTGTAAATGAGAAGGCTCTCCGCGAGTGGTTCGACAAGTCCGCGCAGATGATTATCGGCAAGGAACTCAGCACACGCGGTTGGCAAGCAACTGTGAACGAGTCTGGTTCGTCTGCCATGCTTGAGACTTATTCGGGCTATGTAGTCCGCGCTCACCTTGCGGGCAAGTTGAAGGGAGCCGAGAAAGTTCACGCGAAAGAACTCATTACTGTAACTCAAGGAATTTCCCGAGATGTAAAGGCTGGCGAATTCGTCGAATTCTTAAAGACTGTGAACACATGGAAGGAATACACCTCGAAGGTCAAGCCTAAGAAGACACGCGGAACGGGCGACCTAACGGGCGACGAGAAAGAAGCGGGTCAAGCCCTAAAGGAAGCCTTTAAGGATGCCGACGGCGTTATCACTGTTGCGCTAGAAGCGTTTAGAAATCTAGACTCGCACTACCTCGGCAAGAAGGAAGATGCGAAAATGCTCGTGGACATCATCCGTCTTGCGATTAAGAATAGTGATGCGGTTGCGCTTGATGCGTCGGTGGCTCGTCACCCTGCCAACGCCTAACCCCTAGAAATTGCCCTCTCACCCTTTCGGGGTGGGGGGGCTTTTTCATGTTCGGATTCCGAACGCGCCAGCGCGAAAAATCGCGCCGAAAAAAGTTTGTGTAGGAAAGGAGGCATCGCCGTAAGGCGATTCCTTTCAGGGGGGTGTTGGGGGGAACGCCCAACGGTTTGTGTCGGTTCGGGTTCTCTATCGTCGCCGTCGTCGTCGCTATCCGTCGTCGTTTGACTCTGCCTATCGTATCCCCTAGAATAGTGGCAGTGGGGGCAACCATGCCCTCATTTAGCACTGTTCGGATTCCGAACGCTACAACCCGAAAGGTAATGCTCATGTATCTAACAACTGGAGATATGCTCGCTGTAATGATTGCGTTAGTAGTATCCGTCACCCTCGTCATCACCACCGCTCTAGCCAACGCTAAACTCACTGTCTCACGCGACGAGTGGCGCAAGTCTTACTACGACCTCAAGGCTGGTAAGTAACCATGCCCGACACCACCTACGACACCATTGGCTTCGGCTATCTTGGTGTGGAAGTATGTGAGTCATGCTACAAGCCCGACCACATATTCATTGACTCAGAACGCCGTTGTAAATACTGCATCAGGTGTCACAACTCATACACTCAAAGTCGTAACGACCTAGCCGTTCGGATTCCGAACACTGAAGTGTTCCCCGTACTTCTCGACCTAGTGCCTCGTTGCCAAGCCTGCGAACTTCCACAAGTCGCAAGCACGACTCAATGGCGTTTAACTGAAAGTAAGTTAGCCGACCAAACTATCATCACCACTCACGAATCTTGCTCTCGCAAGTTGTGTGATAAGTGTGATACCCGATATGCCTACACTGGCAACCGCAACTGGCGACAAGGCGACCACAAGATTGCTGGTCACTTATTCGCTGGCTCAACTGTTATCGAAGGAGAGAGTTACTGTGACTCATGTGAAGCAGAATTCTGGCAGGAGAACGACGACTCGGACTACTTCTCTTGTGACTGTTGTGAGTCGCAGACTCATTACGACAACAGTGGATGGTTCGAGGGAACCCGATACTGTCACAACTGTATCGAGAACAATGTCTACACTTGCAACAACTGTAGTATGGACTGCTGGGATGGTGGAGACCACGACTGTGAAGAAGATGAAGATGAATCTCTCATCCACTCTTACTCGTATCGACCTTCTCCCTTCTTCTTCGGAGAGGGTAAGTATCACTTCGGCTTCGAGTTAGAGGTCGAGTCTCGTGGTAATGGGCGCTATGACGGCGCTCAGATTGCTCAAGACTCACTCGGCGCTCACGCCTATCTCAAGGAGGACGGCTCACTATCAGACGGCTTCGAGATTGTCACTCATCCGCACACGCTAGAGAAGTATCACACCGACTTCAACTGGGGCGTGTTGAATAAGTTGCAGTCTCATGGCTATAGGTCATGGAATACCCGTACTTGTGGGCTTCATGTCCATGTCTCACGCACTGCCTTCGGCGATGGTCGTGATGCTTGGAGTTACGGCATCCCTGCTGGTGCTAGGTCGCAGATTATTCTCAAGAAGCAAGCCCATGAGTTACGCTTCATGAAGTTAATCTATGACAATCAACGCCAAGTAGAGCGTATCTCGGGGCGTAGCGACAACAACTATGCAACCTTCCAAGATAAGGGCAACCTTGTCCGTAAGGTCAAAGACGGCTACCAAAGTAGCGGTAGGTACTCGGCTATCAACACCGAGAATGATGCCACTATCGAGGTACGCGTATTCAAGGGTTCACTGCGTAAGGAGCGTGTGCTATCTGCACTCGAGTTCGTACATGCAGCCGTCGAATACACACGCGACATCAAGGTATCGAGCAAGAACCATGCGCTGTCATGGCTCAAGTTCACAGGCTACATCTCTGCCAATTCAGAACTGTATCCCAATCTCGTAACTATCATGAGCGAATCGTTCGCAAGTGACGACAACCCTAATGAATCAAACAACTAAGTGTTCGGATTCCGAACAGAAGGAGTAAGCCAATGTGTATGTTATGCGTAGTTCCACCCAATGTAATTCCGTCTCGTGAGAAGTTAGAGAACTCTGCTCTCAACAACCCACACGGATTCGGGTTTGCTATCGTTATCCCAAGCGAGAAGCGTATCCATGTCGAGCGTACTATGAACGCCGATACATCTATCAACCGCTTCATCGAGATGCGTGGCAAGTACCCCGAAGGTTATGCCATGTGGCATGCTCGATTCGCTACTCATGGCACCACAACTGTGGACAACTGCCACCCGTTCCAAGTAGGTAATGACTCTAAGACTTACCTAGCGCACAACGGCATCCTGCCTATCATCGAACCTCAAGGAGATAGCCGTAGCGATACGCGTATCTTCGCCGAGGACTTGCTACCTTCTATCGGTGGCGTAGCCTCACTCGACAACCTACAAGTGCAGAATCTCATCGAGGACTTCACCACTGGGTCTAAGGTGTGTGTGCTTACAGTGCATCCCGATGCACGATTCCAGTGCTACCTATTCCACGAGGAGAAGGGTTGGCGCGACGACTCTAATGTGTGGTGGTCTAACGATACTTGCTATCTACCCAAGCCATACACCTACACCGCTACCAAGTGGCACTCAACCAAGCCTCTCGACTTCTTATCCAAGAATGACGAGGAGCCTTTATTCTACGAGTGCAAAGTATGCGAACTCGTCGTTGATGAGGAGCAACTATGGGAGACCAATCTCGGTACTGACTACTGCCCTCAATGCGGTTGCTGTTATGACTGCAAGGCATACATGACCGACGACCTTTGCTACAAGGGTAGCAACGCTGATGCTAATTGGTGGTCTAAGCAAGGGGGGTGGGGCTATTGAGCAAGAAGCATAAGCCCGTACCACCTACGCCCTTCTACTATGGCAAGAGGGCTGAACTATTCCTGCATGATGCTCAGATGGCATTACTGCGAGGAGATACAAGCAACCACGCACGACTGATGCTACGAGCCACGGAGTATCAGGAACTAGCGGGTCAACTCCCGTTAGAGAAAGAAGACAATGGATAAATATAAAGAAGCACACTGCTGTAAATGCTTAGGTCCAATCCTTGTGCTTAAGCATGAAACAGAAGACTTCTATTGCAATTCGTGTGCTTGGTCTAAGGTTGGGGATGTTCGGATTCCGAACACCCCGACTGGAGGTCTAGGCGCATGAGAATCAGTAATGACAATCCCGACTTCTCTACTTATGGAGACTGCTCGAACGAACAGTATGACCCCGAGTGGTGGTTTCCAATAGAGAAGGCAGGTCGAGTAAGTTGGTCTCGTACATATGAGGCTAACGCTGCCCGAGATATTTGTAAGTCATGTCCATTACTGGTAGAGTGCAGAACCTACGCTCTCAAGTATCATGGTCTTACAGGTATATGGGGCGGTATGGATAGGCATGAGAGGCACGATATGCAAGTAGCACTAGGTATAGTACCAAAATCATGGGAGTTAACTTACTCTTATGGCGGAGGTACTGCATGAGCGATGACAACTACGAACAATTCACCATGTCGGTAAGAGATGCATTGAGTCTGATGCTTATCACTGGCGTGGCGACAATTGCAATAGTTGGAATCATTCTGTCAATAGCAATATAACCCAGTGTTCGGATTCCGAACACCCGAATAGAAAGAAAATATATGCCAAAGTATAATGTAGAAGTAGAACTATCAGGTCATGACGGCAACGCATTTGCTGTGATGGCTAGCGTTAATCGCGCACTTCGTAATGCTGGTGCAACTCCCGAGGAGATTGCCCAGTATCAGCAGGAGTCTATGAGTGGAGACTATGATAATCTCCTACGAGTGGCTCATGAGTGGGTCGAAGTTGCATGAGCGAGCCACGCTTAGAAGATGACATCGCTATCGGAAAGAATCAGGATTGCGATGAGTGTGATTCATCAGAAGATGATTGCACCTGTGCTGATTCAGCATATGACACACTAGAGGAGATGTATGACGACTTTTAGTGTAACTGTAGAAGTCGAGGACGATATAGACCCATTATCTGTGGAGGGCATGATGGACTATATCTTGCTTCGATTGGAATCTCAGAAGGTATTGCGAGTTACGAATATCATCAGAGATTACTGACTGTTCGGATTCCGAACACTAGCCCCTCATCCTTAATTGGGTGGGGGGCTTTGTCATGCCTACTTTTTGTAGTGTCCAGTGCCTGTCTTATGCTGGCAAGGACAACCCTTACACTGGTCATGCAGACCGATAGAGATGTATGTCTCGCCCATCTGATTAGCCATTCCACCTGCAATACATTTATCGCATATCATCTTTGAAATCCTTTACCATCATGATTGTTGCACCAACTGTCAATATAGTTATACATATGCCAATAGTAATCAGCATTACATCAAGTATGATGCTATACATTTTTCTTCTCCTTGGCTACATCAAACGGGGTCTTCTTGGCGCGACGCTCAGCACGATTGGCAGGGGCAGGAGTTTGTGTTGGACCATCAGACATATCGTCGTTCTTATTCTCTTCTAAATCTGTAGCAAAGATAGATGACTGCTCAACAAGTTGGTTATACTGCTGTAGCAAATCAATGAAGACATACACTTGACCGATGAGATTGTTGGTCATAACCTCTACATCTTCGAGGAGTTTAATATCTTCCTCTGGAAGCAGGTCATGCCAAGTCTTCGCCTCCATCGTCACTGCTAGCGACTTGTAAATCTTCAGTATCTGGTCTATCTTCATTATTTCGCTCATTGAGTTCCTCATCTGTATAGTCGCGCTCTCGACGTGGGCGTTGCCCACCAAGAAAGTTAAGTAAGTTGTTGACTGCACGATTGACACGCATACGCGCAGCATCCTCAGTCACTGACAATTCCTTAGCCAGAGTAACATTATCACATCCGTCGCCGAAGCGCAGGTAAATGATAGTTAGTTGCTCATGTGTCAAACGAACCAATGCTCGCTCAATGTCAGCCATCATAGCGAACCAGTTACCACCCTCAGAGGCAACCTTCTTGCTATTGGTGAACCCTAAGTCAGTCATAGCAGGTGCTGTCTTGTCCTTACGCAGAACTCCAGGGAGCAACACTTCCACAACCTCACGGTCATAGTAGTAGTTATCTTCTACCTTGTAGCCTACAGCACGAGCCTTTTCCTTCTGGCAATAATCCTTAGCAGCATTACGAAGAGACCTAGCAATCAGTTTGATGGACTGCTTGCCGTCCAACTCTTCCCATGTCTTGACCTTGTTAGGATGCTCTAAGAACCATATCCATAGTTCCTGACGAATATCATCAGCATCACACATGTGATACTTACGAGAATACTCGTAGGCTATAGAACCCACAACGCCAGCATAAGTCTCAGTAACTACCACTTAAGATTCCTTGTTTTCAAGTAAGCGAATGCGATTTAATAGTTCCATATGTCGCAGTTCTAAATCTCTTATCAAGAGTCTTGTAGTTTCATGATAAGAAAACAGTTGTTTAATTTTTTTTCTTACCACTTAAAAGTCTTTCCATCAACAGTAAATGAATTGTTAATGATTGGAACCAACTGTGGTGTTACATTGTTACCATCAACATGCAAGATACCGAAGCCTTGTTGCCATGTGAATAGCCCAGCCTTGATATATTTTGCATTACGATAATCCATTAAGTTGCCCAGTTCCATGCCCCAGATAGTCTTAGGCTTACCACCACGATAGGTCTGAGTCTGATGTGTCAAGCCCATGCGGTGCGTGTGACCACACACTACGGACATGCCTGAGCGCTTTGCAAGCCCCAATGCAGTAGCGCCAGCCGTAGGCTGTACGTTTCCTTCATCGCCGTGCATAAGCAACCAGCCAGGGGCTAATTCGTATGGGTCAAGGTGATACTTAATCTCAAGTTCATCGAGACCAAGAAAGTTTTCTAACTGCAACTCAGGCAAGCCAAGAAGTCCTGGCGCTCTCATAGCAACAGTGTTAAACAAGCGGTCAGTATGGTTACTACGCACCATGTGCTCAATCGTTAAGTCATACAACACTTGGCGTGTAAGGTCACGGTCACGACCAATAGAGCGTTCATACTCTAGTTCAGTACCCTTTGACCACTTACTGATTGTCTGCATATCCATTTCGTCTCCACAAGAGACAACAGTCTCAGGTTGATACCACTGGATAAACTTAGCCACTGCCTTGGTGGCTTCTACATCGTGATACGGCACCTGCAAATCGGAAATGCAAACTATGTTTTTCATGGCTTCTTCTTCGTCGCTTTCTTAGCACGTCGTTTGTTCTCAATACCAACATTCTTTTTCTTGCTGATAACACGAAGATTAGAGATACGGTCATCACCTGCACGACCCTTGTTATTCTTATGGTCTACTTCTGAACCCTTTGGTAAGGTTTTTCCTGTGGCTTTTTCATAATCCACGCGAGCCTTATTGCTAGAAGTAGTAACAGTGGAACCATCTTTTTTCTTGCGCTTGAAGACATAGATTGGTCTCCCGCCATTTTGTTTGCTGCCTTTATACGGTCCGAATATTTTCATTCTGTGGGCCATTTACCTTTCAGTACGAGTATGGAAATGATAGCATAGTTTGCTAAATCTCTAAAGGAATCCTCGAGACTTTCATGTGCTGGCGTGTCGTGACGATTGCTGTCAAGTAGATGATTGATGCGAGCCATCTTGTCATGCATACGAACACGCAGACCATTGATAGCACCACCAGGGGCTAGTGAGATATTAGTTGGACCGTAGTCATGATGCTTAGACAACAAGAGAGTATTCAGTTCATCTGAGACAGCCCAGACATCCAACTCTAGTTGAGAAGGCTCATAGTCATCTCGGTCAGACACGTTAAAACCATTGTACAGCACTGCTTTTACAGCACCCATCTCACTTTTGTCCATTCTCTCGTAACATCCTTTCGATGTTTCTGATTCCCATATCGGCTTCCTCTGCCACCACTGACTCCTCAATGAAGTCATCTAGTTCATCACTAGAAGCGTTGACAAAAAGAAATGCTGTATCTTGTACAACTTGGTAGGCTTCTTCTAAGTCACCATGGTCTATCATGTCAGATAGAACCTGTAGGAACTGAAATAAATCGAATGAGTATTTAGGTGTGACTCTTACATCCCATGTGAACTCAACGCCTACATGGTCTAGGAAGTCAAACAGGTCAACGGTGCTAAAGTCACAGTCTGCTGTCTCGCAGTTGACTAAGCCATCCTTATCAGGAAACAACATCAATAACACTTCCAATCTTCTGTTGGAAATATTCTACACCATATTTTAAATACATGCTGTTTACATCGTCACCATCAGGCATCTGTACCACAACCAAGTTGCCTAGTTCTTTAGCGAGATGTTTAGCGAAATCAGTACCAGCGCTATCGCCGTCAGCAAAAAGAAAAACTTTATCAAAGTCGGCAAGTAAGCGCGTGTAGTGTTTCTTCCAGTTGTTGACTCCTGGGACACCCACCGCAGGTATACCACACACAGTATCGAGCGTAATCGTATCGATTTCACCCTCACAGATAGATATATATGAGGAGGCTTTGAAGAACGCACCAACGTTATAGAGATGGGTAGTCGCACCCGTAAGCCCCATATACTTCGGCTCCGATAAATCCATGGAACGGAATCTAAGGTCAACCACCCCTGAACGCGTGATGTACGGAATCGCAAGTCTGTTGACATAGTTCTCATGCCCCGTCAGTGGCTCTAGCACGACGCCCAATCGAGCGCGAGTTGCCTGCTCTAGAGTTAGACCCCGCTCTGCGAGATAGTCCTCCGCCTCGTGTAGAGCGCTGTGGTAAAACTTTGCCGCTTTGGTTAAAGATTCTCTCTGCGATATTGATTGCTTCACGAAACTCAACTCCTTCTTTCTGCATAATTATAGCATAGCCATCACCCTTCATCTGACAGGCGAAACAACAGAAAGCGTTGTCATCTCTGGTTGCTGATGCAGATGCGTGACTATCACTATGGAACGGACACTTCATACCAAACCAACCACGTCGAGTTGGTACGTTGCCACCATAGTATTCAAGAATAACTGCTATATCGGGTTTATCATACTTCACTTTGCAAGAACCTTTCTGAGTAAATCAATCCATACATGTACAGGCATAGTAGCATACCAATCTCCAGGATTACCCCGTCCCTTTCGCTTGTGCACTACTACGCCTGTCCACGCCTTGTCGTTAGTCATCTCGACTATCAACTCTTCTACCCAGCCAGCCAAATCCATCTTGGCATGGTTCTTAATCTCGATGGTAACTCCAGGAATCCCAGAGATATCACCTTTATCGAGGGTCGCGCCAGCAAGTCTACGGTCTACATATGGAAACCATTCCTTGAGGTATTTTACTACATCTCGTTCGGCTCCTGCACCCTTAGCCTTGGCAGCGCGACCACCCATTACTTAGTACCAGCCATTACGGTTATGGAATGCTAATGCATTCGTTGGAGTTCCGTAACGGTGCTGGATATATTTCAATCCTAAATCAATCTGACGTGCCATAGGTGTCTTCTCATCCATGTTTAACATTTGAGGGATACCATAGGCGGTTGAGTGTGGGTTATCTGCTGTATAATCCCAGCGAGATTCTTTATCCCACAATGCAAAGAGTGCTTTCCACTCATGCTTGCTCTCGTATGTCGTAAGCACCTTGTGCCTAGCGATTCGCTTTGCCATTCTCTTCATTTCTGATAGAGATACATGGCTTAGATTCTTGCATGTTGCTGTTGCGTCTACTGCCCGCATTTGTCCTTGTAGGAATATCGCACCCACAGCGTGAGGCAAAGTGCCCACAAAGACTACAGCAGCCATTATCCAAGCGTATGTTGTCAGTTTCATTATTACTCCTCAATTGGCGCGGTTGCCTGTGTTCCACAGTCAGCACACTCCATATCTAGAAAATACATACTGATAGTACCATACTCATCGAATGATACTTTCAGGTTCCATATGAAACTCCCACAGATGCACACAGTGGTAGGTTCACCACGTATGTCCATCGCCCTTGTATAATCTGGTTTTAGTTCGGTTATATGTTTAGTCATCATCTTCCCACTCATCAGGGTCTACATCAACTGTAGGAAGCCCCCAATTAGGGTCTGGAATGATTGGGTCAAAGATGCTCATTTTAACCTTTCAGAGATGTCAGAGACATCCATATATTCAGGGTTAAAGTTTAACCAATAGGCAGTATTGCCTGATGGGTCTGCCTTTCCATACCGATTCTTCACTGGTGCTATGGCAATAAAGCCAGGGGCATCAGTACCCACGGTACAGATTAAAGCAGGTAACTGTGCAACCATACCCTGCAGAGCAGAGCGTGGTTGACACGGTGTACCTGTGTAGGACTCCTTCGTATGATGAAGTACTACAACAGCAGCGTTAGTATCTCTTGCGAGGTACTTGAGTTCTTTCAGAGTTGAACGCATGTTCGCAAACTCTTCTCCCCCATCATTAGCGATATCCATAAGGTTATCAATAACAATGAGCGTTGGCGAACAGCCCCACAACTCCTCGAAGGCAGACACCTCTTGGTCAAGGTCATCAAGCGTTGGGCTTGACTCGAATGACCAAAAGATGTGCCCCGAGTTCTCGTTAATGGTCTTACGACTACCAGCAACATCAGACTCAAGCATGTGTTCTGCATCAGTCTGAGGCTTGCCAGTAATCATAGACAGCAGGCGCATAGCCATAGTATGAGCGTTAGTATCAGCGCTCACATACAGTGTTGGAACCTTGGCACGAAGCGCAAGGGCTAAAGCAACGGAAGACTTGCCAGCACCAGGTGTACCAGCAATCATCGAAATTTCGGCACGTCGAAATACGATTTTGTTAATATCAAAGGTACGAAAGACTGTCGGTAGCGGTTCGCCACCTATGTCCTTCGAGCCTACGGCGCGGGCAAGTGTTCTCATTGTTTAGAAACTGTTCCATTCTGCATCGCCACGGCGAAGCCATACTGGTTCGCACTGGTCAGGAGTTCCCTTAGGAGAAGGGCACATATATGCCTTCCAAGGTCCCTTCGCACCAGAGCCTGTACGCTGTGACATTACACCATGCTTACAGGATTTGCCAGTTGGTCCTACAGTGGATGCAGGAGTTTGTGTTGGATGTGCAGTGTGGTCCACTTGTGCGTTAGGAAACGCAGCGCGGATGTTTTCTGTTGCTTGCGATAGGTTAGATGGTGCACCGTAAAGTGACTTGCCCATCTCTGCTAGTAGGTCTTGTGATTCTGTCACTCCTACTACTGATTCAAGTGCTTCACAGAAGGCAGCGTATGTCTCAGATGAGACTACGAAGATTCTTCCGTCAGGCAACTTGCTACTGACTTGGAAATTACCAGTCATTGGTTTTTCTCCTTTTCTTGTTCATATTTGAACCCTATGTTGTCCCATGCATCAATCATGTCGTCGATGCTTCTTAGCACTGGAACGATGCTAGTTAGTAACGTGTCCATTAACGTACTTACAAGCAGATACTACACCACATCTGCCACAGTTAGACAAGTTAGGCAAGAAGACTGTATCTTTTCTAGCCCTATCAAAAGTATTGAGGATATCCTCTACGCGTTCAGGATGCAAGTTATCAAGGCTCCATAGAGTCACATGACCAGTACGTGCATCCCAGAAGCCTGCTCGATGAACAGAAATCCCTTGCTTCTGCAGTGCCCACGCATAGACCGCTAGTTGCAAAGGATGCCTCTGGGATGACGCACCTGTTTTGATATCGAGGAGCACCCGATTCCCCTCGAAGTCGACCATAACGCGGTCAATTGCCATCTTGACTGTCGCGTCTTCTATCTCTATCTCATACTGCTTTTCAACAAAATCTTCGTAGACAGACCAGTTCTTGCGGAACTCAATCCACTTCTCTAGCATCCAGATGCCCTCACCATACCACCACGACATGTCTTCCTTCTTGGCATACTGCCAATACTGCATGTCACCGTGTAGTGCTTCATCTTCGGCTACTTGGTCAAACCATACCTTGTTCCAGATGTCCTCGGCGGTTCCACCCTCAAGGTCATAGACTTCGGTTGCTTTATGGACGGCTGTACCGCCAGTGAACCATACGGCATGAGGCTCTGATGCGCCCTCTACCTTGGTTAGATAATACTTCCAGCCACATTCTTGCCATGTGCTGAAAGAGGAATAGGAAATATGCTTTGGTAATGCGTTCATGAAAGCAGTGTAACACACCTACTTTGACCCCGCTGGTTATACGACACGGGTTTCTTAAATCCTGCCTGAGTCCTGATTTTAAGAAACGCCCCCCTACCCCCCATAAAAATTAATGGTGGTTCAGGGAGTTGGATTCAGACGTTGCCGTCATCCTTCATTTGAAGTTTCCGCCCCACGGTTGCCCGCCCGAATATGATACACTAAGCACATGCAGAAACGAATACGAAACACTTGGATTAGTTATGGGCGATTCTCTGGATTTGCCCTAGGATTTAATATCAGCAAATATAGCATTGGACTAGAACTAGGGTTCTGGTACATAGCATTGGAGTTATGATGGCTACATACGAATACGAATGTCCTGGCGATGGTGAACTGGTCCTGGTAACAAGAGGGATGACTGAGCCAGAGGGTGAGTACTTCTGTGAGACCTGTGGAGATAAGATGCGCCGTGTCTTTAATGCACCGCCTGTCAAGTTTAACTCCACAGGATTCTATTCAACAGGCGGATAAACAGAAAAAACCCCCCATCTTAGTATTTCTACTAAAACAGGGGGTTTCTGGTAGGCAGAGCCTACTTCTTTAAGCCAAATTCCTTTGCTGACTTGTCAAGGTACTTAGCGGCAGGTCCAACAAAACCAGCGATGAAGGCGTAAACCAGCACCTTTGGGTCTGTCTCTCCTGCCATGTATAGAGCCACTACTGCAGCACCTGCTGCACGAGCATAGGTGAGTCCTACTTGCTTAAGGGTATTGATATCCATGGTTCTCCTTTACTTAATGTATCTTAGCCTTTACTTAAGACTTAAATACAGGCTTGCCAAATCCTACCACATAGACTGGTAGAGACTTCTTGAGAGCCGCGCCGTTCTTCTTCTTGTAGGCACGCTTCTTCTGGCATACTTGACCGCCATTACGCTGGTCGCCCTTCTTATCTGGGGCTGTGTTGCCTTCGATGCAGGTTACAGTTCCGTCTCCGTTGTCTCGAACCACGATTCCAACATGTGAGATACGGTCAATCCCATCCCCAGGAAAATCGAAAAATACGATATCGCCAGGAAGCGGAGTCGCTTCTTCTGCTGCTTCCCATTGGTCTTTCTTGATGAAAGCCTGAGCACCAGCAAGCGTGCTAACAACTGATGGAATCTTGAGACCGACTTCATTTGCACACCAATTCACGAAAGAGCCACACCAAGGCAGGAAGTTAGCCTTAGTGAAAGCACCATACTTAGTTTCATTATCCTTTGGACCTTCGATGACGCCGATTTCTGCTCGGGCTGCCATGATGAATTGATTACGCTGTCCCATTACTCACTCGCTTTCTTGTCAACCTTCGCAAAGGCTGCGTTGATTTCTTCTGCTGTCAGATTTCCATCTGCTAGATAGAAGCGGGCTAGGGCTTCAAGTACTCGTGCTGCACCTAGTGCACCAGCGAGAGTTGCTGCCTGCCATACTTCAATTCCTACTAGGGAACCTGCCCCAATAACTCCAAGAGATTCTGCTGCGATTACAGCAAAGATTCTCATGAGTACGTTCTTCAATGTATCCATTATTCGTCCTTCGGGTTTCGTAGTTTGAATGTGACTGCCCAGATAACTGTTGAGCCTGCGATTGCATACCCAACAACTGTCTTGGCAGAACCATCAAGGACTACCCAGGCAATAAACATGCCTAGGAGAGTCCAGAGTTGATTTGCTATGTCTGAAAAGAAGTTCTTCATGGATTCCTCCGATACGTGGCGGCTGCACTTGCAGCAGTGACTGCGGCTTGTGCCGCGATTTGTCCCACGATGACGGCAGCGACAACTGTCTTCTCTGACTCTGCGCGTTCTTCGGGGCTCATGTCAGCACCAATGCTTGTTATTGCTAACAGTGCTTGGGCTGGGTCTGTAAAGATTGCATTGAGAAGTTCTGCAGGGTTCTCTAGGACTACTAGGGCTGCAGCAACTTCTGCTGTGATAACTACTTCGTTGCCGTTCTCATCTTCACGAACTTCAACGGGTGTTGCGGGTGGTAAATCTGAATAGGTCAAACCTGCTGCTTGGATTGCATCTGCAGTTACTGGCTTATCACCAGCCTGTTCAATGATTGCCTGTGCTACAATCTGTTTTTCTTCATCCGTAGCATTCTTATCAGCAACAGGAGGCGCATCTTGGATTGGTTCAGGCATAGGTGGAGCAAGTTCTACTGGAAGTTCCGCTGGTGGTTCTTCTTCAGGAAGTGGCGGTAATGGAGCGACATCTACGATTGGTTCCTCCGCTGGTGCAGGAGGCTCTTCCACTGGGGCAGGAGGTTCCTCGACAGGTACAGGAGGCTCGGGTGCAGGCTCAGGTGCTGGTTCCTGTACGGGTTCGGGCGCTGGCTCAGCAATTGGCTCTGGCTCAGCGACTGGCTCGGGACTTGGAGCGGGAACTGGTTCAGGGGCTGGAGGAGGGTCTGCAACTACCACAGGTGATGGTTGAGGACTTGGTGCTGGAGCGGGCTGAGGCGCAGGAGTTGGTTGCGGTGCTGGCTCGGGTTGCGATTCTTGCACGGGTACTGGAGCAGGAGTAGGCTCAGGCTCTACCGCAGGAGGCGCTGGAGGGGTCACAGGGACGTTTACAGGCTCTTCTGGTACACTTGGTGCCACTATTACTGTAGAAGTATCTAAAACCGTGGAGGTGTCAGATGGAGTTGCTAATACTGTTGGGGTTTCTGGTAGGATGGTTTGTGTGCTGGATTCAGATGTCGAAGTCTGAGTCTCGGCAGGTTGAGCAACTGAAGTCTGGGTCTCATTCGTGGATGTTGACGTCTCAACACTGGCTGACGCAGTATCAGAGGGCGCAGGAGACGGTTGTGGCTCAGGAGATGGAGATACTGAAGGTTCAGGAGAGGGTGACGGCTCAGGAGCGGGAGTTGGACTCACTCCGTTATAGAACCTAAGCGGTCCATCAGGGACTGATGTGGATACGAATGTTGAATGCCCGTCAGGTGCATGACCACCCTCACAGAATAAACGAGCAATATCACCTTTACCATTAAAGTAAGAGTTGCTGTTATCCCACTGTACATTGAAGGCTCTTTGAGTTCCATCATTTTTAGCACAGGTAATAGTTGCTGGACCTGTTGACTCTGCATTGGCAGAAGGACTCATAAAAAATGAGGTCCCAAAAATGATGATAAGGACTGCTAGTTTACTTGCTTTCTTTCTCGCAAAGAAGGAGATAGATTTGGTCAACTCGGGATTCCAATCGATTAACTTGGTCTTTCACGGAACCGCCCCCGTTTGGCTTTAATTCAGCCAGATAATGCTTTACTAACCAGCGTACTGCAGCGGAGAACCCACCGAGTATTGTCATAACGGCTACAATAAGTGCAGCCCAATCTGTAGCACTCACTATAAGACAGTCCTGACTGTGATAGCAAGAAGACCACCGAAACCTGAGAAGTTACCAGATGGTGGGGTCTTTCTTGAGAAGTTGATTTTTTCAATGACTGCCTGTACACGTTCACCAGTGGTGAAGTCCTGTACGTTAACGATGTCACCAAGACGTTCTATTTGTTCTAGAGTTTGAATACGCTCCCACGCACGGCCTTCATACCCAGTCTTTACATTGTATCTGTCGGTTTCTACGTCGAAGCACCAAACTGGAAATTGAATCAGTCTTTGGCGTTCAGTTGCAGGTAGAGCCTTTGTTTGATATCCCTTGAAGACGGGACCGCGACTGGTATCGCTTGCGCTACGTGAGAGCGTAAACTTGTATGACAGGTACTCTTGTGGACCTTCTGGGTTGGTTGTAGCAGCCTCTGGGGTTCCTACAGCAGAGTTGTATGTGATGATTGTATAAAGGTTATTGGCAGCGTCAATGGCACGTAAGTCCATAGCACCATAGGTGAAGTCACCACGACCACGAATGAACTTGAAGTTCTTAGGCTCAAGAGTTCCATAGCGGATAGCACCAGTAGTTACATAACCAGTAGGAACTAACTCTGTGGCTGACTCAAGGTATACAGCACCGTCAGTGGTTTCATGTTCAGTACAGAAAGCAAGGCGTGATGTTGTGCCAATAAAGGCTACAGATGTTGTGTAATGGTTAGTAGTCTGCGCTGTTTGCAAGTCATTAGCATAGGCAAAGCGCAGTGGTTCATTCTCAATGTTCTGACCTAAGTCAATGCGGATAAGTCCAGCATCATAGGTTCCAATGGTTGTTGTAGCCCAAAGGAAACGGTCACGAGCAGCAAAGTCATAGACTGGCTGAGTTGTCTCTACAATGAGAGGTCCGTAGCCAATAGAGCCATTATCTTGGTCGTTAACAGCAGCAATACGGACACCTTTACTTGTACCAATAGCCATGTAGCCTAGGTAGTAGTAAAGTTTTTCAATAATCTCACCAGGTGGAAGTTCTGCAGCAACCACAGCCTGTGTAAGTGTTGGCATAGCGCCTGCTGTTGATAGTGTGTACTTCTGAATGGTTGAGTAGATACCTGAGTGACCCGCTGTGTAGATAGCAGGACCAGATGCGGCTACGCTTGTGTAATGGTAATTAGTATTAGGATTAGTATAAGTTGCTGTAGGAAGTGCTGTAGCAGTAGGAGATAATTCGTAGACTGCGTTATTGATACAAAGAACAATACGGTCTTTCACGAACTCCATAGCAGCATGTGTAATAACAGTACCAGTAGCAGTAAACATTGCTGACGGGATAGTTGTTGTGTTATCAGTAAGCAACTTCTTGTACATGTGGAGTTTATTGGCTCCACCAGCCACTGCATTTGTTACCCAATAAGCGTAAACGCCGTCGTCGCACATAGCGTAAACAGGTTCTGCACTGCCAGTATTGTAATCAATAAAGTGAGTGACTGTGCCATCTGCTGCAATCTTATCTACATCGTACTCATCATGCAGTAAAACTCCCTGAGTTCCGCTCCATTGAATAGAACGTAGATGCTGATTAGGATGCTGATGGTCTGTACCAGTTACTGCACCAGTCGTAATGTGGACATCTGAAACATTCTTAAGCAGGCTTACTTCACCCTTAGTCCAGACATTGACACCCTGTGAGTCATTGAAGCGATACTTGCTTGCTTCTCCTGCAGATGGGTCGTAGAACTTGATGCCCTTTCCAATGTGGAAAGATGACTGTGAACGAATCCACCAACCTGTGAGTGACTGTTCTCCTGGCTCAGACGCAGAGTCAAACTGGTCTTTGCGATACGGAGCAGTCTCACGCTGGTAGGGAACTTGGTCTGTAGGAGCAAGCATGAACGGAAGTCCACCGACAGCGATATCGTAGTCTTCTGCGTTATTAGTCCAAAAGCCTGTGGTTCCAGGATTACCTATGTTTAACGGTATATTGTCCGTAATATCTGGTGATGCCACGTTACTCCTTAGATAGAAAATTTAGTTGAGCAGTTTGAATCCATGCTCAGGGATAAGTTGTTACTCGGTTGGTGCTACGTAAGTAGTTCCGTCATAAATCCAACCAATTCTTGCTGGATTTTTATCAGTGTATTCAACACTGTGAGGTATTACTTGTTGTGCTATCTCTAATGATTCAGCAACAAAAATATTAATAACAACATTATCATCGTTAAGATGTGCAAACTTTTTCATTTATATCTCCTATTTACCAGTAAACAAGTACAGCGCCAGAGGAACCATTTCCACCTGCACCGTGTAAGGTTCCATTTGCTCCGTTAGAATGCCCACCGCCACCACCGCCAGCACCAATACCACTAGCATTTCCACCAGCACCACCAGGGTTGCCAATTGCGCCAGAGTTTCCACTTACACTTCCTGTATAACCACCGCCACCGCTTCCTGCACCAGTGCGTCCAACACCAGGATTGGCTAATGAACCAATGGTTGATGAAAGTTGAGTTCCAAATAAACCTCCTAATGTTCCAGCACTAGGCTGTGTTCCCTCGTTGTATTGACCACCTTTGCCAGCAGAACCACCACTAAAGTAATTGTCTAGCATTGATTGAGAACTAGACCCATTTTTAATAAGTCCGTTTGAAGTGTTACCATAGAAAGAACTATAACCGCCGTAAGTTGATTGGTAGCCTCCTCCGTTGCCGTAGTTACTTCCGCCGCCAACTCCATAATAATAAGAATTTACGCTTGTAACACCACCAGCACCACCTTCGCTATATCTATTACTATCAGTATTTTTTGCAATAGCAGCGCCACCAGCACCACCAGCACCAATGGTTACGGTTGTAAAACGACGTACAACTGCACAAGCAACATTAAAGCCTGCACCACCACCACCGCCAAGATTGTCTCCATAAGAATTTCCACCTGAGCCGCCGCCTCCGCCACCTGAAAGCATTACAACAAAAACAACATCTGGTAATCCAGTTATGTTAGTTGTAGTAGTAGTATAAGTGCGTTGTAATGTGAGTCCAGATACAGGTAGGTCTGTAAGAAGATAACCTCCTGCGGTCATAAATGCTGTGCTTGCTGCTGGTTGTAGTTTGCTAATAGCCATTAGGAAATCTCCACCCCTGAAATATGAAAGTTAACTGTTGTAGCAGAAGCAAAGCCTGCAATAATTTTTGTAGTAGCAAGAGTCTGTTTAAGGTCAATTACCACTGTATCATTAGCAGCAATAGTTGTACCAGATGCAAGTGCTACTCCATCGAGACTAAGTGTATAAGTTGCTGTAGATGATGCTGTATTTGCAACAATAATGTTAGTCACCACTGTAGTAGTAGATGACGGAACTGTATATAGTGTTGCTGAGGATGTTGCTGCGGCTGTTCTAGCCAGCGCTTTAGATGTTGTAGCCATTAGTTACTACTTCCTTTTCTTTACTTTGAATCCATAATGTCTTCGATGACAAGTGGAGTAAGGTCAATTGCAGCCACTGCTGCAGATACTTC